TGATTTGTGATGGGATTGAAAATTGTGTTCAGTATATTCATAACTTTAATCCAAAGAAATCTGAAAATCCTTTTGCTTACTTTACACAGATTATCTATTATGCTTTTCTTCGTCGTATACAAAGAGAAAAACGTCAATTAGAAATCAAAAATAAAATACTTGAACGTTCTGGATTCAGTGAAGTATTTACAGATGATAATACCCTTGACGGTGGAAATTATTCAGACTATAATAGTATCAAAGACGATATACACAGTAAAATAAGATATTAGTTTTATGCGTGTTGCAATTACAGACACCCACTACGGTTGCCGGAAAGGTTCAAAACTTTTTCAGGATTACTTTGAGCAATTTTATAAAAATGTATTTTTCCCGACCTTAGAAAAGGAAGAAATCACTACAGTAATGCATCTTGGGGATGCTTTTGATAGTCGTAAGTCAATTGATTATCAGAGTTTGGAATGGACAAAAAGAGTTGTATTAGATCCTCTTTTAAAATATGATGTACACATGCTCGTTGGAAATCACGATGCCTATTATAAAAATACTAATAGTGTAAACTCTCCATCACTTTTGCTTCAAAATTATTCAAATATAAAAACTTATAGTGACCCTGAAGTTATTAAAATTGGAAACTTAAATGTTCTTCTGATTCCTTGGATTTGTGCTGATAATGAAGAAAAAACTTTACGTCTAATCAAAAAGAGTGGATGTAAAGTTGCTATGGGGCACTTGGAATTGAATGGATTTCAAGCTTATCGTGGGCATACAATGGATGATGGTATGGATTCCATTATGTTTGATGATTTTACAAAAGTATTTTCTGGGCATTATCATACTCGTTCAAATAATGGTACTGTATTTTATCTTGGAAATCCTTATGAGATTTTTTGGAATGATGTAAATGATACTCGTGGATTTCATATCTTTGATACTGAAACTCTTGAACATACTCCTGTAAATAATCCATATAAAATGTATTATGTGATTTATTATGATGACGATAATTATCAAACTTTTGATACTCGTGAGTATGAAAATAAAATTGTAAAAGTAATAGTTCGTAAGAAATCAAATACTAAAAAATTTGAAAAGTTTATTGATAAACTTTATGCCTCAAATATATCTGAACTTAAAATTGTTGAAAACCTCCAAATTGAAGAAAATGAAGAATTTGAGGCTTATGAATCAGAGGATACACTTTCTATTTTGAATCGTTATGTTGAAGAATCTGAAATATCTCTTGATAAATCAATTGTTCAGAAAATGCTTCATGAAATTTATCGTGAGGCATGTGAAATAGTTTAGATATGTTTTTACTAACAATTTACGGTAGAGAAAGAGAGGGGGCATATTCTGTTGTGAATGAATATGGGGAAAAAATTCTATACCTCTTTGAAGAAGAAGATGATGCTGAAAGATATGCTATGATGCTTGAAGAAGATGGACATCCAGAAATGCATCTAATTGAAATTGAAGATGATATTATGTTACAAACTTGCAATTTAAATGACTATAAGTATACTATTATTACTTCAAATGATATTGTAATTCCTCCAAATTATTAATAATGATTACATTTAAGACCATAAAATGGAAGAACTTTCTTTCTACCGGTAATCAATTTACCGAAGTTAATTTTACTAAAAACAAAACTAATTTAATTATTGGTACAAATGGTGCTGGTAAGAGTACAATTTTAGATGCATTATGCTTCTCTTTGTTTGGACGTAGTTTTAGAAAAATTAATAAACCACAACTTATCAATACAGTTAATGAGAAAGATTGTATTGTTGAAGTTGAATTTTTAATTGGAACATTAGAATGGAAAGTGATTCGTGGAATCAAACCAAATATCTTTGAAATTTATTGTAATGATAAAGTCATAGACCAAGTTTCTGCCTCAAATGACCAACAGAAATGGTTAGAGCAGACAGTTCTTAAAATGAATTATAAGTCATTTACACAAATTGTAATATTGGGGTCAAGTGCATTTGTTCCTTTTATGCAACTTCCCACATCACATCGTAGAGAAGTGATTGAAGATTTATTGGATATAAAGATATTTTCTTCAATGAATACTGTAATTAAAGAAAAGATTCGTAAGATTCGTGATGAAGTAAAAACTTTAGAACTTAAAAAAGAATCTCTTTTTGATAAAGTTGAAATGCAAAAAAACTTTATTGAAGAACTTGAGAATCGTGGAAATGCAAATATAAATGCTAATAAAGAAAAGATTGCTAATTTAGATTCTGAAGTTGTTGATTGTATAAAAGAAAATACTTTAATTGAAGAAGATGTTCTTAAGAATATAAAAAAACAAGAAGAAGTTTCTGGCGCATCTGATAAACTCAAAAAACTTGGAACATTAAAAGGTAAAATATCACAGAAAGTATCAACAATTACTGTTGAACATAAATTTTTTAATGAAAATACGGTATGCCCTACTTGCACACAGGAGATTGATGAAGAATTTAGAATAAATAAAATTAATGATGCTCAAAATAAGGCCAAGGATTTGCAATCTGGTTATAAAGAACTTGAGGTAGCAATCAAAGAGGAAGAAGATCGAGAGCATCAATTTACAACACTTTCAAAAGAGATTACAAAACTTACACATGAAGTTTCTAGGAACAATACTAAAATCTCTGGATGCCAAAGGCAAATCAGAGATCTTGAAAATGAAATTCAAAAACTTACCAATCAACTTAAAAACAGAAATTCTGAACATGAAAAATTAGAATCATTTCAAGAAACTCTTCATAATACTTATGATGAATTAGCAATCAAAAAAGATTCTATTAATTACTATGATTTTTCTTATGGTCTCTTGAAAGACGGTGGAGTTAAGTCTAAAATAATTAAGAAGTATCTACCGTTAATTAATCAGCAAGTCAATCGTTATTTACAGATGATGGACTTTTATATAAACTTTACTCTTGATGAAGAGTTTAATGAAACTGTTCAATCTCCAATTCATGAAGATTTCTCATATGCTTCTTTTAGTGAAGGTGAGAAACAACGTATAGATTTAGCATTACTTTTTACTTGGAGAGAAGTCGCACGAATGAAAAATTCTGTGAACTGTAATTTGATGATACTTGATGAGATTTTTGATAGTTCTTTAGATTCTTCTGGAACAGAAGAGTTTCTTAAAATTATTCAGTTTGTAGTAAAGGATGCTAATATTTTTGTTATCTCTCATAAAGCAGGATTGGAAGACCGATTTGAAAGTGTAATTAAATTTTCCAAGATAAAGGGGTTTAGCAGAATAGACACTTAAATATCTGTCCACTGCGGTGCCTTTATGGGCACCCTTTTTGTTATGATAGGTTCATAAGAAAAAAACCGATGCCAGTCAATCACGAAATCAAATCACAACTTGCTAGATTGCTTGCTACTGAAGACTTGGTGGTTGAACACAAAAAAGTACCCACTGCCTGTTTTAACGTTCATACTCGTGTGTTAACCTTGCCCTTGTGGGAAAAGGCAAGCAATATCGTGTATGACTTATTGGTCGGGCACGAAGTTGGCCATGCTCTTTTTACTGATGATGTTGACTGGACTGAAGAAACTAATGTTCCTCAACAGTTTGTAAATATCGTTGAAGATGCTCGTGTTGAAAAGTTAATTAAACGTAAGTATGCTGGACTTGCAAAAACATTTTATGGTGGATATAAAGAACTGAAAGAACAAGATTTCTTTGAGATTGGTGATGAAGATATTTCTACTTTTAATCTTGCTGATCGTGCAAATCTTCACTTTAAAATTGGAAACTTCTTAACATTAGATTTTAATTCTGAAGAAAGTGAGATTATAAACTTAATCGCATCAACTGAAACTTTTTCTGATGTGCTGAATGCGGCAGAAGAACTCTATAAGTATTGTAAAAATGAGAAAGAACAAGAACAAAAAGTTAATGAGTTAGATTCTCATAAGTTAGAAAATAATGATAACTCTTCTAATGAAGGAGAAGAAGAATCACAACAGGAATCTGAAGAATCAGATGAAGGTGAATCAAATAAATCTCAACCTTCAGAATCTCAAACAGAACAATCTGAAAGAACTCAAGGAGAATCTGTAAGTAATACTCCTAAAGGATCTTCTAATGAACCAAAAATTCGTACAGAAGAAACTCTTCGTCAAAAAATTG